CCCAGTGTTGCGACCATAACTACTTGATAGGTTCCGCTGTCGATGCTGCCCAAGTAGGCAAGCAGACTGGAAGCAATGATCGACATGAAGGCCGCAGCCAGTTTTCTGTATCCTATCATAGCCACTTGGTCTCCTGTACTGTTGAGAATGACCCCTGCTTCTGAGTGAAGGGTACACGGTTGGTTGTCAGTCTGTCTCCGTGGGTTCGGATAACTTCGAGAGCAATGGCGGTACAGATAACTGTGTCGTCATTCCCGCCCGTAATTGCGTTCGTCTTCCCGCTGTCATCTGCAATGTATGTCAACATTTCGTTGATGATAATCGGAGAGGGAACCCATATTTCGTCGTTCTCGACGGCACTCTTGAGGAAACCTATCACGGCAGGTTTGGATGCACTCGTGGTGCGCCAACCCATCCGGGTACTTTCTTCCTTGCTGATATTGGCAATCTTTGTCTGAAAGTACATGTTCACATAGTTCATCTGAACAAGACGGTTAAGAGTAGCGATCCCCATACTGTTAGACTCAACTGCCAGGAGAGCATTATTAAAGTACCGACCAAGATAAAACAATAGGTCACCGAACTTTGAAGGGTCGATGTAGTTGTTACGGTAAAGTGCGACAATTTGCTTCCTCTCGTTCATGACGACAGCAGCACTGAAGTCTCTTCCGACTCCCAGGCTGGTGTCTGCCCCTATTACGAAAGCAGTTTCAAACTTGGGATACTGGTATATGTGCAGCCCGCCTCGCTGTGCCTCGATGAACTCGTTACTCTCTTGATTGAATTCCTTCGTGGCAAGAATCGGTTGTGGTATCAGTGCCTGAAGCTTCTCGACGTTAAATACGTTCGAGCCGGACACAATGAATGCTTCTTCGGGAGTGGCAGGATATTCCTGTCGGAATTTGCTTTCCCCACTCTCCGCAATCTTCAGTCGGCGCCAATACATTTGATCGTCGTCGAGGCCATGCTTGACCATCATGACTTTCTCGATCTCGGTAGGTTGAAATCCGTCGGGAGCCTTCCGTCGATACTCCGGCATTAAGAACCAGGGAACGAAGATAGGTATATAGTCGTTTATCCCGGCTACTGCATCAACCCACAACTTGTGGAATGAATTGCCGACACCGTTCGCGGTACTCTCGATGATGACCTCTGTTCCCTCTGCCTCGGAAATCCCCTGGAATAGTCCGGCTAGGATCTTCTCGTCGTGGACCCAGAAGGCTACTTCGGATAGGTGCGCAATAGTCGGAGTAGTACCTCGACCGGCTTCGGGAGATCCGGCAGTATACAGCCTGTACCCGGAGTCGTTGTGCTCGAACATGATCTCTTTGGTGTTGCTCTTCTTGAATTCCGGTTTGAATTCGTCGGACATGTAGTCGATAGTTGAGCGGGACATGTTGAAAAGAGCATCACTGGTCGCTCCGTCATGGGCCATTACGACTGACTTATTGTGCGGATTGAAGTAACTCTTCCAGAAGACTCTGGCCGTAGTATAGGTTGAAATACCCATCTGGCGGGCCTTCAGGATGATTACCCTGACACGACCAGTCTTGGCTCGCTGCTCTTCGATCTTGGTATCGATGATCCGCTGTGCTTCATTGAAGGCAAAGGGGATGAATCCTTTGGAGGAATCCTTCGGGAGGATTCGGATTTGTTCGGTAGCGAACGCGGCAAAGTTCGTCTTATAGATGGCGAGCTTCTCACGCCTTTTGATTTCGCGGAGAAGGTCTAGTTTCTGCGCAGTAGTCGATTTGGCCATTGGGTGGGTTTCCTGGGGAATGGTTTCTTGTAGGTACCAGCTATCTTGTTTTTTCGGGGAAATTTATAATTTTTTGTGGGGAGATATTCGGGGAAAATTCTATGGAGGATCCCTGGGTACCTCTCTGTCTGTCTGAGAAAAAGTAGTGTTGGTTTGGGGTTAGGCCGGTTTCTTTCGCGGTCCCCCCGTCTTTTCTCTGGGTGCTGTCGCTCCCTCGCCGCTCCTCGGGCGTCCTCTGGGGTTGGAGTCTGTCATGTCCGTTGTTCCTTTCGCCGTTCTGTCGTTCGACTCTCTCGCCTCGTTCGAGGCCGCTCTCTCCTCTGCCTCGCTGTGGTCGGCTGGCCCCGGTGGTGTGCGTCTCTCGCTTCCCGTCGCTCTGTTGGACGGTGTCTCGCGTGTGCTGCTGTCCGACGTGGTGGGCGAGTCGCCGTTCCAGTCGTGGGGTGCCTCGTTCGAGTTGCGTCTCTTCGTCGGTGCCTTGCCTGCTTCCGGTGCGGTCCTGCCCTACCCGTTGTTCGTCTCCGACCCGGGGTTCGTGCAGTTGGTTGCTGGTTCTGCCTGCCCTGAGCCGTCGGAGTCTGGTGTGTTCGTGTTCGACGTGCTGTGCTCTGTCGCCGTCTGATCGGGCTCTCTGGTTTGGCTCCTGTCGGGGCCTTGCTTGAGCGTCTTGCTCTGCTTTGGAGTCTGCTATGTCCTCGTCTACCGCCTTCGACCGCTTCATCCTCGATGACCGCATCGCCGACGCCATCGGCTACCTCCGCGCGCGTCGTGAGGACTACGAGCAGCTGGTGAAGATGTCGCCCATCTCGATGTGGCCGTCCATCGTGCTGGCCCCTGTCACTAGGATCGCCCTGCTGGACGGTGCGCCGGGGAGGCGCGTGTCTGTGGCGATGATGCCTAACCGCGTCGAGTTGATTGTGGATGAGCCGTACGGCGGTGCGGGCCAGTACACCACTGAAGTGTACATCATCAAGGACGTCCGCCAGGCCTTCGCTTGGTTCCTGGCCGCTTACTGGTAAGTGCTCTTGGTTGAGGGTTCGGCCCTCACCTAAGCGCATGTCGTGCTTGCTGTGCCACACAGTCTTGTGGTTTGGAGTCAGTTATGTTGCAGTTCTTCGTTCTGTCTGGTATGTTCGCTGACGGCGCCGATGTCAACAGCGTGTTCGTCAACCTGCATACGTTGATGAGCTACTGGGGCCACGCCCTCAGGAACCATGACGATATGCAGTGCGTGGAGATCAAGCAGGAGTTCGTGACCAGCTACCGTGATCTCGACACGGTGGAGTCGATCATCGAAATGCAGGTGTGGGACAATGAGTCGAGCCGCTACGTACGCTACTACTTCCGTGACATTAAGGACGCGTACATGTGGGGTGAGACGGAAGCCGAGACCAAGGGGATGCACCCTGAATACAGGGGCTACGACATGGATTTGGTGACGGTCAAGTCACTCACCGTCAACCGGGAGTAACCATGGACCTGATCATCAGTCTGTTAGTGTACTTCGTCGTCACTGTGACTATGATAGTCATGGGCGAGCCCTGAAATGTTCTTCGAGTGCTCCCAACCGAGCACTTCATAGAGCAACGGTGTTGTTCTCAGTGCCTGACTGCTTCAGGTGTGCCTACCAGGAGATCCTAATGGCACAAGCTCGCGTCTCGTTTGTTCCTTCCTTCGTCAGCTACGCAATGGCTGCTCCCGCTGCAAAGGTGTTTGACACCAAGCGCACCGGCCAGGATCGTGTCTCGAACAAGACCACGATTGAGGCTATGCACTTCGACGATGCCACCAAGAGCATCAAGGTGTTCTGCGCCGATGGGTTCCTGCGTGAGTGCCGTGTTGCCCGTCTGCCTTCCTTGGAGCACGGTCGTACTCTGTGGCGCAAGCTGCAGGAGTTCGGCAATGCCAAGGCGGAGGTCCGCTTCACTGCCGCCGGTGGCTTCTCGCCGGACAAGTGGTTCTACACTGCGGAGTAGACCATGAACGAGCATGATGGCAACATGATGCTCGCTAAGCGCATGCAGACTCTCGAAGAGCTCGCTCTAGATTATCTGCGTGCGCTCTGCGCCAGGAACGGTGCGATCAAGACACCGGAACAACTCAGGCGAATGCTTGAGAGCACTATCGATGACCGCGCCCCCGGTTGTGGGCACTTCCTTTAACCAAGAGGTATTATCACCATGCTTACGTTCCAAAACCTGCGCGACCTTGACCGGTACCACCCCACTCTCGCAAATCACATTGCAGAAGACCTCCCGGATGACTGCCTCCATGAGACATTCATGTGGTCTATCGGCGGAGACGTCTTCGTCCTTGAGGATGCATCCGAATGGGACTACCTTGACTCCGAGAGCCGTTTCGAGTTCGACGTCTGGGAGGAGGTCAACGACGAGTGGATCATGGCTGTTGCGATCAACAACAACAGCGGTGGCCCGACTTACTTCATCCCGAAGTTCATCATCACTGAGGAGCATACAGCATGAGCAAGAACAGAAGCATCAAAGGCAAAGCCGACCAATTCATCCTGATGAGCCCACTGCGGCCCAGTATCTTCGGATACCAAGATGGGGAAGTCACTCGAATGGTCAATGAGCTCGAACTCGTGGGGATCAAGACCCTCATGGTAGACTCCGGGGAGGAGATCTTCCTGTACGCCCAGAGCCCTCTGCTGAAGCGTATCGAGGATCTCTGCACCACGTACGACATTGCCGGAGTCGTCGTCCAGAGCGTCGCCGTGTACGATCAGGCAATTATCCCCGAATTGGCATAGTTCTCCCGAATATCCTCCTCCTGATATCACTGGGAGGAGGATTATGGGGTGGATATATGGGGTATCTGGCGGGTATGGCGCCGCAGTGGCAGAGAGTTCGTTAAGGGGATAACTAGGGTGAACACGACCATGAAATCAACCGTACAGGAATACGAAAAGCTCTACAAGTTGTACATGTTTGGACCATCCGGGGAGCGTGTACAGATTGAGAGTTCCTATCCACAGAAGCTTATCTACATCGGAGGGATGTTCCACGAAATGGGCTACAAGGGTAGGATATTCGAGACCGATGACGGTACCGTTGTCATCAAGAGATTCCCCGATAACCTGTGGCAATCGCCAATCGTAACTCAAGGAGAAGCAGATGGAAATTGACTACCCACACCTTTTCGGAAGGACTGCGTCATGAATAGCCACCAACACCATCAATACTGTCGGCAGGATGAGGCTGCAATCCTCGTCGGTACAGTCATCAACGGCGGGAAACCACAATCGAGTACACTGACACATGACCCCGAAGAACTGACTGCCTCCTACCAGCTGGACGGGCTGTCCGTAGCGTCGAAGGCGCGGATCTCCAAGTTCATCCGTGAGAACTACCCGGAACTGTTCGAATAGGAAAAATCATGACCAAGGAACCATCGCAAGAGCAACCTGATGGCTCGGATATCAGCCGGAAGCGGCAGGCGCTAGTAGCCCTGTCCGTATATGAAAACCTCATTGGCCGTTGTCGAAAGCGGGTTAGGGAGTTGACCACAGTTCAGTTCGATCCCGAAACGGGGGTACGCCGGTACTTTTTCAACGGTAAGTTGGAGAAGACAACCAAGGTTCGAGGGTATGGGAACAAATCATGACAACAGACACATCAATCCCGCTATTCACCAAGATCCTCACCGGTGTACCCTGCACAGCACGTACATACGCAAGAGAAAACAACATGTACAAGGCACGGGGTAAAGCCGAGAAAGAGGGGCTGAAGTATATCGGCGGCGGGTCGTACAGTATTGTGTTCGATCACCCGAACGACAAAAAGAAGGTAGTCAAATTGACCATGTCGAGAGTTGACG